GTGTGACTGGCAAGGTTACTGTAAGTATAAAACTGTCATACACGGTGGGGCTAGAGGCGGAGATACGTATGCTGAAAACATAGCTAAAGATTTAAACTGCCCGACGCAAATATTCAAACCTGATTGGATGTTGTTAGGTAAGTCAGCAGGGTTTGCAAGAAATATGCAGATGCTTGAACAAGAGGGTTTGGGCTTAGTCATAGCCCTGTGGGATGGCAAGAGTAACGGCACTAAGAACACAATAGACAATGCACTGAAGAAAGGTATTGACGTGCGTGTAATTTTCTTTGAAAAATATTTGGATAAAGAATCAGATGTACCTGATGGGTTTCCTCAGCTGGATAAACTAGATGAGCTCTTTGGAGAAGATGATGAGTAAGATAGTAGGGGATACGCAGTGCCCTGCATGTGCAGAACAGGGAAGAGATAAGACAGGCAACCACCTTATGATGTTCGAGGATGGTGGTGCTTACTGCAATAGGTGCGGGCACAAGGATAACTGGAAGGATAAGAACCTAGAACCTAAGCCACGTAAGGAAGTGACTGACACTGAACTTAAGGAGATAGTAGATGAATTTCTTTCTTGCAAGACTGAAGCATGGCCTAAGAGAAAACTTAAGAAGAGCACGACGCAAAGATATAATTGCAGGGTTGGGTGTTCTCCTACTGATAAGTCTGTCATTGGTAGTTATCTGTTCCCTCATTATGATGCAGCTGCTAAGCTGGTTGGGTATCAAGTTCGACTAATAGATGAGAAACGCTTCTTCAACATGGGGAGACCTAAGCAGGCTGTGTTCTTTGGACAACACCTACTGCCTAAGGGTAGCATCAAGAAGCTGTATGTGTGTGAGTCACCAACAGATGCTATGTCTTTGTACCAAGCAATCAAAGATGTGTGGATGTCTAAGGGTATCACAGCTGACCCCAATGTAATAGGCTTACCGCACGGTACAGGTTGTGCTGTCGATCTAGCTACCACTCAGGGTATCTTCGAGAGGTGTAATGAAGTTAACTTAGTCCTTGACTCAGATGAAGCTGGGGCTAAGGCAGCTGCTCAGTTAGCCAGTCTATATACTAACATAAAGATTGTTAAGCTTCCTGTTAAAGATCCTAATGAGATGCTATGCTTAGGCAGAGGGGATGAGCTTGCCAACCTAGCTCAGTTCTCAGCTGAGGTAGTTAAGCTGGACTGTATGTCCAACATAGAGGACATCATCACTGAGATATGTGAGCCTGTCGAGATGGGGTTATCGTACCCTTGGACTACCATGACAAGGCTTACACATGGCCAACGTGAACAACAGATCATAGGTGTAGCAGCTGGTGTAGGTATGGGCAAGACATCCTTCAAGTACGCTATGGTTGCACATGACGCACTGGTGCATAACAAGCACAGCACTGTGTTCGACCTTGAGTCCAACGTCAAGAGTACAGGTAAGCACCTATCATCTATCATAGCTGGTGTTGATTACAATAGGCCCGGTGTTATATACACACAGGATGATATACGTAAGGCTATCGAACCTTTGAAAGGTAACGTCACACTGTACAACCACAAGGGTAGTAGAGACTGGGCTGACATCAAGTCCTACATACGTTACAGCGTGATTGTTAACAAGTCTAAGGTTGTACACCTTGACCCTATAACAGCCATTGTAGCCCACCTCAGTAGCTCTGAGGCTAATGATATGTTGAACACTATGTTCTCAGATCTATCAGCTATGACACAGGAGCTTGACTTCTCTGTTGTGTACTACTCACACCTTAACCCTCCTAAGCAAGGGGCTTCGCATGAACGTGGAGGTAAGGTACTTGAGTCACAGATGACAGGTAGTAGGGCTATGATGAAGTGGTCAACAGATGTTTGGGGTATCGAAGGCAACAAAGATCCAGACTTAGCTGAGCATGAACGTAACGTCCGTAAGGTTGTGTTACTTAAGAACAGAGACTTTGGTAATGTAGGATCATTCTATTTGTTCTACGATCCAGAGACAACAAGATTATCGGAGAGGTTTGTATGAAGATCGTTACACTGTCTGACATTCACACACTGTGGGAGTTGATAGAAGTCCCTGAAGGGGACGTACTTGTAGTAGCTGGCGATATTACAGGCACAGGAACCTTTGATCAACTGTTCAGATTCAATGAGTGGGTAGGAACACTGCCTCACAAGCATAAGATTGTGGTAGCTGGCAATCATGACTGGGGTTTTGAGTTAGGGTTGCTTGATACATACCCTGACTTAACATCTAACTATACTTACTTACAAGATGAGGAGTGTAATATAGACGGTGTTGTATTCTACGGATCACCTTGGCAACCTGCATTCTGTAACTGGGCATTCAACTTACCTAGGGGCGATAAGTTAGCTGAGAAGTGGAAGAAGATCCCTGAGTATACAGATGTGCTTATCACACACGGGCCTCCGTACGGGGTGCTGGATAGCAACATAGCCCCTGATGATGAACGTGTTAACTTCGGTTGTGAAGATCTTCTTAAGAAGGTGATAGAAGTTAAACCTAAGTACCACATCTTCGGGCATATACATGGCAGCTACGGAAAGAAAGAGTTACACGGTGTAACATTTGTTAACACATCTATATGTACTGAGGCTTACAAACCTTTAAACAAACCTTGGGTATTGGAGATTGACAGTGAGCAACATAACAAAGTTCTACCCCAGCAATGCAGCTAAGAGTCCTGACAATGTGCTAGAACAAGCCGTTGGTTGTTACGACAAGGTTCTTATTATAGGGTATGAGAAAGATACAAACGTAATAGATATGAGAGCCTCGACTAATCTAACAACAGAAGAAGCGGCTTACCTGTCTACCAGAGCTGCGCATACTTTCACACCACCGCTGTTTGAGATAGGCGAGGGCTTTGATGATGAGTAACGGTATACCTGTCAAAGATAATTGGAAAGGAAAAGGATCTTGGATTAGGAAACCTCAGATAGAAGACAGCGTAAGATATAGTAACTTCGATAAGATCTTTGGCAAGAGATACTCTTGGTTAGAACTTAAGAAGTTTAAGGAGATGTTGTTACTATTATCTGGAGAACAAAATGTTTGATCATATCTTACCTGAAGAAACTGAAGAACAGAAAGTAACACGAGCGCAAGAAGACAAGCACGCTTACTGCCGTGGTAAATCTGATGCACGTAAGCAACTTGAGAGAGATGCAAGCGTACACTATAAGACACCAAGAGATAAAGACTGCTACAACATGGGGTATTCCTCAGGCGTTTATGAAAACAACAAAGTTAACGGATCGGAGATACAAGATGACAACATCATACACAAGCTTTTACGAACTGGTCTATGGTAGATCTTCAAGCCCAGCAACAACAGATACTCCCCCAACCAAAGAACAGTTAGAGGCTGCCATTAAAGTCTTGAACGAGAAGGTTGAGGAACTTAAGAAGAAAGAAGAAGTTGTGTTTAAAGATGGCTGTGTTAATCACGCTAATATTAAGCGGGCTAGATTTGATAGCGGCTTACCTACTTACTACTATAAAGATGGCAAGTACTACGACATTGACACAATGTTCGGTACTGGTGATTACCGAGTAGACTTTGACTATAGTGCTCCATACACGTTACAGTACTCTTTATACACCCCACATGGAACCATTCAAGTAGTTGAAGAAGAAGATAAAGAACTAAGTTTAATCTTCGTTATTCGAGCATAGGGTGTGGCTATGAGAGTCCTTGTATTTGATACCGAGTCAGATGGTTTTGTTGATGAAGCTACAAGAGTGTGGTGTATAGCTGCACAAGACAAGGACGATAAAGTTATGGGCAAGCTATTCACACCTGATATGGTACAGGTAGGTCTAGCTTACCTCCACAGTGCAGATGTTCTTGTATGTCACAACTTCAAGAAGCATGACGGCCCTCTACTTAAGAAGCTGTACGGTTGGGAGCCTAAGTCTCATCAGGTAGTGGTAGATACCTTGATCTATAGTCGTATGCTGTACCCTAAGAGACCTAACCCCGAAGGTTACACAGGTAAAGCCCCTCATAGCCTAGAAGCTTGGGGGCTCAGGTTAGGCTTCTCTAAACAGGAGCATGAGGACTGGAGTAAGTACACTGATGAGATGGGAACAAGGTGTTTAACAGATGTTAAGATCAATCAGTTGCTACTAGAGGAGTTAGAACGTGAAGCAGGAAATCTATCCAACTACTACGAACTCCTTAGACCTAGTAAGTGCGCTTAAGTTAGAGCATAAGGTACAAGACATATGCTTAGAGATGGAGAGTGCTGGTTTTATCCTTGATGTTGCTGAGTGTGAACGTCAGATAGATATGCTAGAGACTCGTATACAGTGGGTAGATCAAGCTATCCTCCCACTGATACCACCTAAGCCAAAGCCTGTAGGCACAACAATCAACAAGGTGTACAAGATCAATGGAGACTATACTAAACAAACTGAATCTTGGCTTTCGGAGGTTTATAGTGCTGTCAATTCTAAGGATTACAATAAGTGCCTTGAAGTGGTCGGTTCTTTTAACCGTATTGAATTCGTTCCTATTAATCTGGATTCTTCTAAGCAAGTAAACGAATGGTTGTTAGCTAATGGATGGAAACCGAAGGTCTGGAATTACCAGAAAGATAAGAGTGGCAAAGAACTTAAGGATTACTACGGTAACAAAATTAAAACATCGCCTAAGATCACGGAAGATAGCTTTCAAGATCTGGAAGAACTGGGTGCAGCGGGCGCACTCATCGCGTACCGTCGTAAATGTACCCACAAAAGAAATCAAATCCAAGGGTTTCTTAGACACAAAAGAAAAGACGGAACTATTCCGAGCGTTGTTAATACTATTGGCGCGGCTACGGGTAGGATGACACACAGTATAGTGGCTAATGTACCTGCACCTAAGCAGAAAGCTTTCTGGAAGTGGATGCGTAAGGTATTCTCAGCCCCTAAGGGGTACTTAGTAGTTGGGGCTGATGCAGATCAGTGTCAGGTACGTGCGTTAGCACACTATATGAACAGCGAAGAGTTCATAAGCTACCTGTTAGACCCTAACATAGACCTACACAGTGTTAATGCTGAGAGGGCAGGGGTTACTAGGTCTCATGCTAAGAGCGTCTTCTACGGTTATCTGTTTGGCGCTGGTGCTAACAAGACAGCAAGTCAGATAGGTTGCACAGTACAAAAAGCTGAGGTTATACGTAAGAAGTTTGAGGTAGCTGTGCCTGAGATCCCTAAGCTAATAGCTGCACTTAAGAAGTTCTGGAATAAGAACGGTTACATACTTGGTATAGATGGGCGTAAGATATATGTACCTTACGAACACATGCTGCTGGTGTACCTGTTACAGAACTTTGAAGCGGTTCTTATGAAGTGGGCTATGGTTCTAGCTGATGAAGCTATTAAAGAACGTGGTCTAGATGCAAGGTTCGCTACCTTCCAACATGATGAGTTTCAGATGATAGTAAGAGAAGATCAGGCTAAAGAAGTAGCGGAGATACTAGAAGATTCGATAAATAAAGCGGGAACTATACTAGGATCTCGTTGTATAATAAAGGGTAAGGCCGATATAGGCAATACTTGGTACGACACACACTAACAAACGCATTATGGAGACAACACCATGCGAACAATGTCAGAAGAAGAAGTTAAAATGTCTAAAGAGTTAGACACAGCACTGGAAAACGGCAGCTATACACTTAAGAGCAACACAAGCATCCTTGTTAAATCTCGTCCTTGGACAGAGGCTTTAACTGTTGCAGTAAACCCCCTAACTGATGGCCGGGCATCAAGTATTCGACTGACTGTTGATTCTTTAGAGGAGTTAACTGACTTAGCTAAGTACAGACAAGCTAAGCGTAAGGAGGCTTCCTCAGCTTCTGATGTTATTGAGGCGCTGTATAGCATCACAGCTGATCGTCCTAAAGAGAACAGCATTATGCGAGGTTTATTCGATGGCTTTTAATCCACAAGTACAAGACAAACCCCAGTATGATTTACCTGAAGAAGGTACATACCCAGCACGACTAGCTCGTGTCATTGAGATAGGTGATCAGACTACACCTTACGGCGTTAAGACTCAGGTGGTACTGGGTTACGTAGTCCCCTCTCTTAAGGTTAAGGTTGGTGAAGAAGAGAAGCAACAGATGTTCTGGACTTTCCCTATCAACCAGACATCTAACCCTGAAGGTAACTTGATGAAGCATGTCAAAGCCTTGAAGGCTGACGCTACTCACCTTAACCAGTGCTTAACCAAAGCTTGCTTACTAACCTTAGCTAACACTGAGGGTATGAATGGTAAGATGTACACCAACATCGACGGTATTGCTAAGCCTATGGCTGGCTTAGATATCCCAATGCCTGACTGCGATGTGTATATGTATGAGTTTGAGAATGGCGAAGATGAAGTCTTCGAGAATCTTGGAGAGTACAGACAGAAGCAGATCCGTGGTGCGTTGAACTTCGGTGTTAAAGATACAGCTTCTATGGAAGCTTAAAAGGTTCGGGGTGTGGTGCAAGTATTTAAGTTGGCGTAAGCACAGCCTTATATAATAGGTGGTATCGTTCCTCATCCGATACGTGCAGGTTCGACTCCTGCCACCCCGACATTAAGATAGGTAGTGGATAACCGCAATCAGCTCACCGTTGAAAGAATACGGACAAGTAGGCTCGACGGACACCACACCTAGCCCTTAGTTCACTAAGACTCAATCAAACGATGGACTTAGACACTGAGGAACGTAGTCACCGACGGTTATGAGACACTAACCCCCAGCTAGTGTGAAGGGTGACAAGCTGGGACTTATTTATTACAGGAGAACAATATGAACACAGCATGGTGGTGGGTTACGATAGGATGTTACACAGTGTTACTTACTTCAGCTGTGTCATTCCTCTGGCTATACCTAAAGAAAAGGTTTAAGTTATGAACTTAGAATTTAAAGCATGGCCTAAGATACCAAGAGGTAGCCCGTTTACTGGGGTAATCACAGAGAAGATGAACGGCACTAACGCTTGCGTGATCATTGAGGATGACGTTGTCGTAGGTGCCCAGTCTCGTAACAAGCTTATCTATCCCGAAGGGACTGAAGGTAAAGAGAAAGGTTGTGACAACGCAGGCTTTGCTCAGTGGGTTGATGCTAACAAGGAAGAGTTAGCTAAGCTTGGGGACGGCTATCACTACGGCGAGTGGTGTGGCCCATCTATACAGAGCAACCCCCACAGATTGCCTGAGAAAATGTTCTTCCTATTCAATAGCTTTCGATGGGGTAAGAACCCAGATAGACCTGCTTGTTGTAGTGTAGTTAGAGAGTTGTTCAGTGGATACATAGACGAGCAGGTGATCCAAGAAGTTATGGGGTATCTGCACTTTGATGCAAGCTGCAAAGAGTACACACCTGAAGGTATTGTCATATACTGGAAAACCTTCAGATCATACACCAAGCATACGTTTGAGAATGCTGAGGGTAAGTGGAAGGAGTTACCGTCATGATAGCTCTTTTGGACGCGGACATAATTTGCTATGAGTTCGGTAACATGCGTGACCTTGAGACAACAGAGCTACTGGCATGGCCTATAGTTCGTAAGTTTGTTGATGATCGTATAGCACAGATCTGTACAGATACAGACGCTGATGAAATGGAGCTATACCTTACTGGTGCCGGTAACTTCCGTAAGACTGTAGCTACTATACTACCTTACAAGGGGCACAGACCTGAGGATAAGCCGCCTCATTGGTTGAACATACGCGAACACCTCATAGAGAACTACGATGCTGAGGTTGTACATGGTATGGAAGCTGATGACGCGGTTGGTATCAGACAGAGCGAAGCCATCCAAGGTGACAGAGAGAAGTCTCACATACAGGTTGAGACAATCATCTGTTCACGCGACAAAGACTTACACATGATACCCGGATGGCACTACCAGTGGGAGTGCGGTAAGCAAGCAATGAGGAAATGGTTTGTCGATGATCTCGAAGCTATACAATTTTTCTATAAGCAGCTTCTTACTGGTGATGCTACCGATAATATTCTTGGCCTCTTTGGTGTGGGATCTAAAGCATCTTGTGTCAAGGCTATAGATAACATCACAGATGAGTACGAGATGTTCACCGTAGTAGCTGATGCGTATGAGTCTAGGTTCGGCAGCTGGTACTACGATGCAATGCTTGAGAATGCCCAGCTGCTGTGGATAATGAGGAATGGAGCCTACACTAAGGAAGATTTTCACCAAGAAGAAATAGCTGATAGGTTGAGAGAGTTCATCAAGAGGAGAAACCATGAAGCGACGTTCGGCAAAGAGCCTTGTGATGAAGCCTATATTCAAGATGAAGGTAGAGAAAAGCAAGGTGAAGTATGATCGCAAGAGTACTAAGGATGCTTATGAAAGCGAAGAAGAAGATACCAAGGTACAACAAGACGTACCCAAAGAGATATGACTCAGGGTTTGAGCATGAAGTCTCTGTATCTTTAGGTGAGGGTTGGGAACATCACCCACCTAAGATGGCCTACGTATCTAAGCATACGTATCAACCGGACTTCCGTAAAGAAACAGACGGTAAGGTCACACTGGTTGAAGCTAAGGGAAGGTTCAGATCAAGGAGTGAGGCATCGAAGTATCTCTCTATAAGAGAAGCCTTGCAAGATAACGAAGAGTTGGTGTTCATATTCTATGACGCAAGTAAACCTTTAGTAGGTTCACAGCGTAGGAAGGACGGTACCAAGCAAAACCACGGAGAGTGGGCAACAAGCAACGGGTTCCGTTGGTTCTGTAGAACAAAGGGCGGGTACAAAGATGAATGAGATACAGTATACGCAGTTCCAGATAAGACCTTTCTCCGATGAGGACAACTTCAACGGTAACTGTATGTTCAAGGGCGAGTGTTTCAATGTGTACGACATTGTTCACATCTCTCCTGTGATGTCCTATGAAGGCATCAACCACTACAAGTTCACAGTTAAGCTGGTATGTAGAGGTTATGAGATGTCCATTGCATTCGACAGTCCTACCAAGGCTGAAGCATTGCGCTGGCAAAGGGAGTTAGCCAGAGCTTATACCAGAACAGGGGAGTTCACACGTAAAGATAAGGTGGCTAACGATGAGTTTAGTTCCTAGAATCAATGACAACCCAGAGTGTAACAGGGCTATATACCAGCCAGTAGAATGGGAGTGTATCAAAGAAGCTATAGATAATATCAGGACTCTCGACGTAGAGGACGCTGCATATCAGTTAGCTAGAAGTACACTAATGGGGTATAACCTGTGGGATTATAACACTGATAAGCAAGACGAGAAACAAATCAACTTACTTTATATGAGGTACACATAGTGCTTGACTATGATAAATTTGTAAAAGACTACATCGAAGCTCTTAAGAACATGGACGGTACTAAAGTCCTTGAGCTTGTTAACACACTAGAGTCTGACGATCAGCGAGCTGAAGCATTGAGCCGTGTACTCACAGCTTTAGATGAAGACAAAGAATTAAAAGAGAACAACCCTAAGATTGTAGAGATCTTAGATTTCATCCGCGAGAATGCTAACACAGGTATTGAAGCTAAGGCTGATGTAGAAGTACATTCACCTTCTATCACTACTACTGAGGTTAAGGCGGATGAGACACCAGCAGAAGCAAAGGTTGAAGATATCAAAGAAGATAAGAAAGAGCCGGAAGCTACTGCGTAAATCGTAGATAATAAAAAAGGGAGTAGACTCAACATCTATTCCCTTTTTTTTTGGAGTAAAATTTATGTACAAATGTATTAATGAAGGTTGTGATTTTGAATCTGAAATAAAAGTAACTGATAACAGACAGTGGTTGTTTATCAAAGGTGAATGCCGAAGCTGCTACTACAACAACTGGGTAAAGAACGAACCTGACCTACCATTTAACACCACATCCTCAGAGAATCATCACTATAACGACGTTGGGTATGATCCAGCAAGAGTACAAGATATTCTACAAAGACCTTGGCACTAGAAAGGTATCCCCTTAACAATAGCAATTAACTTCTCAGCATCAAGACCTGCTAACTGAACCAATATGAAGTAGGTTAGTAGGGTTACTCTCTTGTTCAGAGCCTCAAACTTATCAGACTCAGTGTCTAGCTTAGTCTGGACATAGGTTCTTAAGTCTTTAAAACTATCAGATAAGAACTTCAATTCGTACTGGGTAGCTAACTCCAGTTCTCTTAGCTTAAACTGATCTTCCATTCTTCTATTACTCTTTACTGCTTCTGTGTTATCGCTTGCTTCTGTCACAACACACCTCCGTTCTCTGCTACTTTAGCGTCCTCTCTCGCTATCGCATCATCTAGTTCTTGGTAAGGGCGTAGTTTGTTCTGTAGCGCTGCGTGTATCTCTGCATCTTTATCCATAGGCAAGGGTTTGACTGAGAGTTCATCGCTTAGAGCTAAGTACTCAGCCTCATCTTCTTCTGTCCATGTAGGTTCTTCCTCAGCCTTAGGAGTTTGTAATCCATAGCTCTGTAACTCAGCAGACAAGGCTCTCCACTCAGCTTCTTCTTCAGCTGTAAGACCCCCTGTAAGCTCCTGTGAGCCGTTCTGAGAGGTGTTTGTTATAGGCTGTAGGTCAGCATCAACTTGCTCTCCTCTAGCCTCTAGCTGTGCTCGTATGCTCTCCTTGAGTTCTGATTCTATGTCAGCCTCTTGGACAAAGGATAAGTCTGCGTACCTAGCGTACCTATCGTTGATAGATTTGGCCGTACCTTTAGTTTTATCCCCCCAATTCATGAGGTTCTTTCTGAGATCTTCAAACTTACCAGACTTAATCTGCTTGTAAGCATCCTGCTTGTAGAACCTGTCCCCATACTGAGTAGCAGCTGCATAGGCTACCTTCTTAGCTCCATCAGGAAGATTGTACCACCTATCTGGCCCTATCTTTTTGATAAGATCTTTCAGCTTAGGTTCTTGGACGTAGTTAGTGAGCGCACTGAGTTGGTCTTCATCTTGTATCTCAGGGATGTCTCCTGAAGCCTTGAGTTCTTGAAACTTATCCCAAGCTTTAACACCCTTAAGACCTACCAACGGTCGTAGGACTTTATAAAGACGGGGGGTTATGGGGGCATTAAGTAAAAACTCTTCATCCACCTGACCCAAGTCAAAGCCCTTAGCTATAGTAATACCGGACTTGCTATCCTTGGCATCTTCTCTACTATTAACAGGTAGATAAGCTTTCTTCCTAGTCCCCTCATTTTCAGGAGCACCTAACCAAGCGTTGAGGTAGGTAAGTTCTTCTTCAAAAGTTCTTGGCATAACAATCTACCTGTAAATATTACGTGCATCAAATGAAGCTTTATCTTTAGCTGCTTGTTCAGCTTCCGCCTTACGTCTTTCAACAGCCGCCGCTCTCTTCGCTTCAAGCTCGGCCAACCTCTCCTGTTTTGCTTTAAGATCTATGCCGTTGATCTGACCTAGTATCTGTACAGCCTTAGCCTTAACATCATCTATCTTAAGCTCGGCAGCCCAACCGTTGTCGGCAGCTTGTAACATCCTGTTAATCTTCATAAGCTCTGGATATTCGCCTTCTATCCCAACCTCTTGGAGGCCAGCTGGTGTCATCATGCGTCTTGTTACATTAAGACTCTTGCCATCTTGAGATAGACTTACCTTAACATCCCTACCAGTAAGGGAAGTTCTAGCTTCAGTTAGTTTAGCAGCTACTGCTTGAGGTTGAGTAGCTTGTATGTTAGCCCACTCATCCTTCATAAGCTGCTTCTCTTTCTTAGTAGCAACTATAACAGGTCTTGAAGCTATAGACTTAGTGACAGAAGCTTTAACTCCTGACGCCATCAAAGATTCGAGCACCTTCTCACGTTGATCAGGTTCAAGAGTTGGCACTACATTCTTGATAGTCCAGTCTGCTATGCCTTTATCTTCAGCAGTACCTTGACCTCTTGCCAACCTATCAATAGAACCAAACACAGCCTCTTTAAATTTCTCAGGTGTCTGTCTAGCCATATCAATGAAAGGTTTAAGCCCCGGCTCTGCCTTTATAAGAGCTTCGTACTTAGTGGGATTAGCCCCTGCGATCAGGGCGTCATATACTTTCTCTGCTACACGAGGGAACTGATCGTTCAAGAACTTAAGCTGAGGTAAGGTGTTGTGTGCGTACACAGTAGATAAAGCTGATAACATATCTACTTTAGTATCAAGCAAAGCCTTAGGGCCAAGCTCTTTAACTTGTGTAGCTAATGTGTTAAACTGAGCGTCATGTTCAGCTCTGAACTTAGACATCTGCGTTACACTAGGCACACCGTTTGGGTTGGATCTTAGTGTCTGTTCCATTGCGGCCCAGCTAGAGTTACGCATCTCAGCTAAGGAAGCTTCAATAGCTTTAGGATCTTCAATGTCAACCCCTGTTTCCTCAGCAGCTTTGAGCATACTGAACACACTGCGAGTAGCGTCGTTCCTAGTAAGTTGCATATACTTACCAAAGACTTGCTCAGACTTCATATCACCTATCTGAACTTCCTGTTGTAGAGCTTTAGACTCATCCTCTAAGCGTAGGATATTTCTAGCTTCATCCATAGCCTGCTGAGGGTCAGATATGTAAGCTGATGTCCTTGCGTAAGCTTTTTGCAAGGGTGTTTCCTTAGCAGCTCTAGCTCTTTCAGCAGCCATCAGCTCATCTCTTGTGTCGAAGCTGGCAAAGAACTGCCGTACCCCTTCAGACTTAGGGTCAAAGCCTAACAGGTTAGAAGCAGACTGTCTTATCTGTCGTGACAGCCAAGGCTGCTCCTCAATAGCCTTGACTACAGAGTTAGATACAAGCAATCTTGCGTGCTCTCTGGGGATACGGCCTTGGTCAACAGCTCTTTGTAGTCTGCCAGCATTGCTGCGTACGCCCTGAACAGCAGGATCATTGTTAGCTATATCATCTAACCCAGCTTGCCCTGCAATAGCAGCATCTGCCTCTTCCATAGCGTTAGATACTATCTGCTGAGACTTAGCCTCAACGTGACGAGAGACCCCCTCGTTGACTAGGTTAGTTCCTACTTGAGTCAGGGTATTAACCACATTCCCGAAGCCAGTCTCTCCAGTTTGTACAGTTCGCTGATCACCAATACCTATAGGTCTCTGCTGATTGTCTGCACTTGTTTGAAATGTTGCCATATTATTCTTCATCTCCTGAAGTGATTGTCATCATGGATGTGCCTGTCAACCAGTCACTTATTCCTGTAAGTTCGTCTACAGCTTTACCTGCAAGTCTTGTTCTGTATCTACTGATAGCCATCTCTTCTTTACTGTCTGCTAAGATCCTGTTCCATACATTTTTACGCACCCTCTCTTGTCTTTCATAGTCAAGGGAAGCGTAAGCTGCATCGTAGAATTCTCTTGTCTCTTTGATGTAGTTCTCATCAAGAAGACCTAGTGAGTCTCTTGTTGCGACTTCGTTCATACGTTCTAGGATCATGTCGGAAGTCTTCTGATCTACGGATTTGACAGCATCCTCCATCTCTTTCAGTCTCCAAGCCTTCCTCTCATCTGTAAGTTGGAAACCTATAGCCTTAGCTAACGATTCAATAGCTGAGAAGTCACGTCTTAGGGAAACATCTTCACTGTTGCTGTGCAATTCTCTCATAGTCTGCATGAATAAAGCTTTCTCCACGTTTCTCCACGTAGATACAGACTCAAGGAACGGCATAGTAGGCAGCTTGATCCAGTCAATAGCGTCAGCATTGGCTGAACTTAACCAGATAGGTTCAAGTTGCTTAGTTAAGCTGTCAAAGAAAGCATTCTTAGTAGAACCGAACGCCCCGAGCATAAGCTTACCGATGTCATTGTCTGAGAAGATCCAATTATCCATCTGCTCAGTGACACCACGCAGTAATGACCCACGCTTAGACACCTCAGCGTCAACACCAAAGACACCTAGCGCTGTGAAGCCCCAGAACCCGTCGTTCAAAGTCTTAACAAGAACAGGGTTATTATCAAGGTCATCTTGTGTAAACCCTAACGCTTCCATTCCATACATAACACCCATAGATGCAAGAGGTATGCCTGCTGTGCCGTACAGTGCTATCTGTCCTGCCATAATTCTGCCTATTTCGTTAGGTGTGAAGTTACGGTTGGCACCTGTAGCTGACTCAAGAGTCTTGGCTGTAACTTGGAAGAACTGTGTAGGTACAGACAGCAAACCTTTCTGGAACGGGGCTCTGTTAGCCTTAGTCATGTTCAATAGCAAGTTATTTGTTCTTGTCATGATAGACTTAAGAGCGTCATCAGAGATCTCAGTCACCTTGTTAGCCTCTCTGTACTCTGATAAGGCTGTTGTGAATGCCATACGTCTGCTTAACAATTCACCACCACGATAGAACACAAGACCTCTATCTGCGGCACTCTTAAGAGCATCCATTGCAATGCCGCGGCCCTTCATAGCTGCTGCGTGGTCAGCTGTCTGTAGTACAGAGTCCTCATACCCAGTCTTCTTCCAAAGATCGTGGATATACTTAAGTTCATCAACTGAGATACCAGCAGCTTTAGCCGCCCACTTAGTTCGAGCTGTGTTATCAAAGCCTTTAGCACCTAACAGTGTCAATCCAGATGTCTGTCTTGTAACTTCAGTCAGTCTTGTGCCAGCTGCTATAGAGGAAGCTACTGACATACCTTGAGCCTGTACCCACAACTGGGCAGGGTTAAACCATCCTAGTAAGCTGTGGAAAGCTGTAGCTCTGGCAGCTGATATAGGATCTTTATCCATCAACCAGCCTGTCAGTTTACTTGTAGTCTTAAGATCTTTACCCAATGCCCACTCATGTAGGCGCTGGGTAGTAGCTTTGTAGATCTGTTCTTCCCTAGATGGGAAGCCTTGCCAATCCCTGATCTGATTAGCCATCTTATTAAGGAATGCACCTTTACGTGTAGACTCTATACTCTCAGGAAGAGAACCAAACCCATCAACTTCAACACCTAAAGCTCTAGCTGTATTTATCCAGCGTTGCTCTAAGCCTAATCTCCACTGATTGATAGGAACCATACGAGATACGTTTGAGATGTTACGAGACAGGGCTTCAAAGGCGTTAAGTCTTGTTCCTTCATCCCCATTCAATCCGAACAGGATACCATCCTCGCTTCTAGCCCCAGTGTACAGACCACCGCCGCCATGTGAGAAAGACCCTGTAGCTGTAGCTACGATTTCCTTCTCTCTATCTTCCTCAGCCTTGAACTTCTTAGACAACTGTTCATCTGTCAGCTTGGGATTAAGAGCTTTCTCTTTAGCTCTAAGGGACTCAGCGTACTTCTTGGCATCTGCTTGGTTATCAAAGTACCTGTGAGTTCTTAAGAATGCGTTAGCTGTAGGTTCACCGTTGATTAGATCAGAGCCGTACTCCTTAACAAACCAATGTCCACCTTCTGATACACGAGGTATGTAACCTTTCTTCCTTGGTAGAACTTGTGTAGGAAGATCAGTAACACCTTCAGCTTCAATCAATATATGGGTATACTTACCAGCTTCTCCAGCATTGAACGCATCTTCAGTCCTAACTAACACCTTTCCTCGTTCGTACAACTGCTCAAGCTTCTCTTCGGACAGCTCACTAAGCTGCTTACCTGTGGTAGTATCAAAGATATTAGATACCTTCCCCTCTATCATAGCCTGCTTAGCAGCTGCTGGTGTGTCAAAACCTTTGCCAAAGGTCGTCTGATCTCCAGCTTCTATTCCTTTATAACCTAAGGCTACCATCTCTTCACGCTTACTGTTATTTCTCAGTGCCCATAGATGGTTGTATATACGGTTGATGGAGTAGTAAGTGTGAACTTGATCTTCATCTAAGTTGTATACACCTCGCAGAGTATCAACATCAAACACAGCACCTCTAGCTCCTGTTGTTTCATCAAGGAACTTGTCCCCTTCTAACAGAACGCTATTAACCTCAGCCAATCTCTTCTTATTCTTAGGTCGAAGTAAGTTACCAAGTGGAGCTACAGCTTTAAGCTGTAATAGAGACAGCTCTTTGTACACCTTAGCTGTCTGCATGTCCATAATCTGTGCAGCATCTACATCCACACGAGTTAAGCCTCTAGCAAACACAGTCGGGCTGGTAACAAGCTCCCCAAGAGTAGGCAGTTGATCTTGTTTCCACTGACCTACATCATCCAGAGTTAGATCTAGCTGAAAGAACTCAGTACCTACGGCTCCATCTTCATCCCTTACTTGATACTTGAATGTAGTAGTGTTCTCAGTCCTACTAGCTACAGAGATACTCTCATGCTTAGCCTTAGACAGCTTGTTGAGTATTAAGTCTTCTTTCTCAGCACGTTCTACATTGTTAAGAATACCAAAGCGTAGGTATCCCTCACCAGATAGCACTCTCGCACCTGTCTCATCTATCTCACCAAGAGTTTTCTTAACGGCTTCAATGGATGGAGCAGAGAGTTGATCGGTGTGACCTATATCTTCAATAGATATGTCGAAAGGCAGGGCGTTACCAGCCGCTGTCTCTCTTGAAATGTTCATAACCTCAGCAGCTTCTTCATCTACCATAGCACTTACGTTAGCTTCTGCCGCCATCTTCTCATTCTCTACCTTCTTAAGAACTTTAGGCACATTGAATGAGGCAATCTTGTTAGCAATCTTAACTGTAACAGCTGTACCTAGTGATGCTATATCAACTACGTCGAATAACTTCCACCAGTTAGAGAAGTCTCCAAGCTCACGCTCTGTATCAGGGTCAATGAATTTAGTTACAGCATCAATCCCTCTTAACGGGCCTAACTCTTCAATGAACTCATCTCTGATTACAGGGAATATAGCTTGCTGTTGCTCATAAGGAAGCTGCTTGAAGTTGTAGATCATGTTAGTCATCTTGTCGATGTTATTAACAGCTCCGCCAAACAGTTGCATCTCGTTAATTGTGTCTCTAAATGGCAGGAACATAGCCCCAACATCCATAACGTAGTCAGCTGTTGTCAACTTGTCTGTCGATTGCTTGAGTAACTCGTACAATTTAACACTATTAGCCGCAGCTTCTCTAACTTCCTCTGTAACTTCAGGCTCTGCTACTGCATCAACAAACTGTTTAGTAGGATCTAAAGCTTTCTCGTTATTCTTCTGCTGTATGTTGATTATCGCAGGAGCTAACTCAGGGAACACCTCAGGTTGATTAAGAAGCTGATCGTCAAACTCTTCAACTAAAGCTTGATTGTCAGCTTGAGCCATACCTTGCGAAGCTTTCATCAGTTGAGCCTTAGGGTCTCCTGACAACTTAGCATTCTGGTAGCTCTGAACAACAGGGGCTCCTGTACTATAGCTCTCAATGAAAGCTGCTTGCAAAGCTCTGAAATTCTGAACACCCTCATCCACAGGATCTAGTGGAGCAGAATCTTCATACGCCACATCCTCCAGTACAGCCTGCTCTGGGGTATCTTCGTATTCTAAATCTAATGGAGACATAAGATTACCTTGTATTATCTTAGAGGGTAGTAACTGTTAGGTGTATAGCGATAAGCGGAGTTAGGAACTACGTTGGTATTGCTTATCATATTGGGAGCTTGCCCTGAGGGCGTAGGAGCTGCTGACGGAGAAGCAAAAGATGCAGACATGCTTGCAGCTTGTCCAAACATACCACTCAAAGCTTGGAAGTTCTGAGCTCTACGCTGTCCTTTAGCCATTGTATCTGCTGCACTCTGCCGCAAGTTAAAGGACTGTTGCCCACTTACGAAAGATCTATTAGCTGATTGCATACCGCTGGCTAAACCTGAGCTGATAGATGACTGAGCCCCTTCTACTTGAGAGGAACCTGTAACACCTTGCCCTACAGCCACTGCTTCGTTCTGAGCTTGCGCTATACGTGTTGCCGCTATAGCCCTACGTCTTTCTCTAGCACGCTCTACAGAGGTCTTAGCGGCCTCTATAGCGTTAGCCTTCTCTTGGTCTCTACGGGACTGGCGCTCTGCTGATTTAGCTTCTTCCATGCTGTGAACTTGCATCCCAATCGCAGCAGTAGCCAGGATTGCAGTTGTTATTGCTGCCATTATAGGTTATCTCCTAAACTTTTTATGTATGTTACTTGCTCTTTTCTGTAATCCAAACTGCCTAATACACCTTCAGCTGTTTTATCTGATCTAAAACTGGCGTGTAACCAAGAGGCTCCGAAGGTTTTAACAAGAGTCTCAAGTTCACTAAGTAAACCTTTGGCTATACCTTGACCTCTATGGGATTCCTTTACAAATAGAGCATCCATAGCTGCTATAGTTCTGTCTTTGTTATGAGGAGTCGGTGTAATTATAGCATTTATATAACCTACCAACTCATCTCCATCATACGCAGCTACATTAGCTAACACATCGTTCTCGTATAGAGTGTCGTACAGAGCCCAGTCTACATCAAGAGGCGCGACTGCTTTTCTATGGTCATCTTCATAGTGAGCCTCAGTCAACGAAGCTAAAGCTTCTCTATAGTCAGAGGGGTTTGCTTCTACGTATCTAATCATATAATACCTCTGCTTGTGAATACTACACCTATACCTAACAGCTTAAGATCTTTACCTTCTTCAGATTCAATACGTAAACCTAAGGATGTACCTCGACCTCTTACTCTGTGTCTTGTAGATATAACATCTCTGTTGTAATTGAAAGAATCTTGATTAGCTAATGGTGTATAGTTCTTTGTGAGCCTGTAAGCTTGAGTACTTGTGACATTCCCAGATGTACCCCAATCCCAAAAGTATTTAAGTAAGCAACTAGAAGGGTTTTTATACACGAGTTCATCGGTATCAAGGACATCTGGGTTATCGTCAAACCCTGTTTCTGTCTTTAAGAAGTGTGTTACTAACACAGGGGCTCTCTTAGCTTCTGCTATAACATCACCTAACGAGTCAAAACCTGTCTCAAGAAAGCTTGTGTAGTTATTTCCCCAATCTTTAAACTCAATGAAGTCTGAAAAATCTGAGAACCTGTAGAACCACTCTCCTTCTTCTCTTACCAAAGTCAACAGCTTTATCGAAGACCTGTCTGGAACGACTATCTCTGTACTTACAGTAACTGCTGTACCATCTGCTGTAACAGTAGCCCCGTTAGCAGTAACAAAATCTATAACAGACACTGTAGATAAGATGTCTGCGTTTATAGCCGACACTGGCAATATGTCTGGAGTTATAGAGATATCGTATACACCAAAGGCTGCTAGGTTCATATCAAAATACAAGATCTTGTTATAGACTTTACCTACTAAGTCCTCATACTGAGCTTCTTCTACATCTCTAAAGAACCACAGTATCCTGTTAACACCTTCATCATATATACTAAAGGCTGTTGTCTTAGCCAGCCTTGAAGTGTTAAGGTACAAGCTTTTTATCTTACTCGATGTGATATCAGTTGCTCTCATTAGACCTGTTTGATCTGTTGTTATAGCGCTGATACCTGACACACTCCAGTAAAAGATAGAGTCCTTAGCAAATGCTATTGAGTTCTTACTTGTTGCGCCTTGGTCAGTAACCTTACGTATAGAGTAAGAAGTAGCTGTAAAACTCGAAGCCTCACCATCGCCAGAGATAACCCACACACCGTTGTCAGCAACTACTGCTAAGCTTGGGCCGACTGGATATATACGGTAGATCTTACCAACTTCCTCTATGTTAAACATCCCACCATCTGTAGCTACAAGCTGATTTACGTCTTCCGCTGTAGGGTCTGCGTCTTGATAACATCTGCCTGCTCTACTTATATCGTCATCAATCACCTGAGAGAAGTAGATGTTGTTGGAGTACTCTCCGTCACTTACACCTGCGTACCACACACGTCCTGCATAGAAAGCGATAGTCTCAGGACGAACATCAGATTTCTTCAGCTCATCATAAGTCATTACTTCTTGAAAGCTTGCGTAGTCATCTAGATGAACTGTTGAAGAAGTTGTAAAGAATCCAAAGATTGCTTTACCTATCTCTCCAAAGTTGGCACCAAAAGTTCCTAAAGCTTTTCGTTCTAAATAGAAAGCTTCTTTGATAAGCCTTCCTCTTGCAGCTGGTGTTGAGCCTGTGTAGAAGTCGTTCATTAAAGCAGCTTGGAACGCTGTCTGCTTAGTGGCTGTATCCCCTCCACCATTCTGGTAAGCGTGGAATGTTTCGTTAACAGTTGGGTATCTCCACTGAGTGATGAATGTCTCTCTTAATGCAGAGCCTTGCCCTGAAGTTGTAGAAAAGCTGCTGCCATTCATAACCTCAGTCTTAGCTTCGGACAATCTCCCTTCCTCAGGAAGAATTGTTAAACTCTCTACAGGCACATTCTGAGAGGGGGAATTAGGCCCATCTTCATAGGGCCAACCTTGATTAGCTAAGTTATAAGCATGCTGCCCTGTTACAAGTATCTGTTTCTTACGCCCTGCAACATTGAATGTTATAGGTTGTCTGGCCCCAGTGCTGAGAACTTCTACTTCACCAGTTATGTCAGGTTCCCCGTCCCCCACTACTTCAAAGTCACGGATCTGTATGTTTATTAACTTAGCCCTTACAGAGCCAACCTCAGACACAGTAGGGTTTGTACTAGGAGAGAACGTCATAGCATGAGGGTCTATATAAGCCCCTGCTATATACAGCTTACCACCGCCAGATGTAGCTTGTATGGCAGCTTTCTTCCTCAATTCAGGTGTTGTAGTCGAAGCTGAGGGCTTAAGAGTAGGCTGCAATGTGTAATCAGCAGCTGCTTGCCTATTAGTTATTTGGTTATCTTCTAAGAAATAGAATGACAACTTATCCCCAATCTGCACAACTGCTATGTTAAGAGAGGGGTCTCCATTAACAGCCTTCCAACGGAAAGCATTAGTTGCTACATCAGCAACAGGAAGCCCCAAGTCTGTAGGAAATGCTACAGGATCTCCGTTATCAAACCTTAGTCCGGGTCTACGTTGAACACTACCGTTCTCATTGATATCAAAGTTGCTCATAGCTGACATAGCGTTGTCAGGGTAAGATAGTTTGTTAGCTTCTGTTACAAGGCCGCCAGTAAAATCAGCATATACTTTGCTTGCTACTTGGGTTGCCATATTGACTAACTCCTCCCGTTACCGTGTCTTCCAAATTTATTAGATAGACTCTCTTGCTGTGTCCTGAAAGATTCTCTACGCAATCTGCTAATACCTCGATTACGTCTACGTTCTTCTTCAATAGCTTCTGCCCATTCAGGTGAACACTCATTGTTGCAGCTAGTTCAGCCAAGAATAATGGGAATGTTAAAGCGTCTAATGGAATAACAAACTCATCCTCTATACTGAAGTTAGGCAGTGTACTCGCCAGAGCTACAGTCTTATTTCCTTGCACTGTTGTTTCTTGTGTTACATCCCAAGAGTCTAAGATAACATACTCGTTATCAAAAGATGTGTAGTACTCTGGGGCTTTATCATTAATAATGTATAGAGGTGTGTTATTGTATTGAACAGTGATTACATTTGTATCAGAGCTGTCTCTGTTGTATACACGCTTCAAGAACTCGTCTGGAGATACTTTTTCCAAGTGCTCTATGCTATCACGTGTATCAGTTAACTTAGTTATATCGTAAGCCAACCATTTCATTTCTATTAAATTGTCTGGTAGTCGTAAAGCTGTTGGATTAGATACGTCAGATACAGAATCAATCTCTATCAAGTCATACCTTTCAGGCCAATCGTTACGACTGATCAAATCGTAGTAAGTGTTTTCAGCTTCTCTTGCGATAAGAATAGCATCTTGTGAATCATTGATAGAGTTCACTGAATCAAGATCTAGCTTTTCCAACACACGCTGAACTGCATACCCTAGAGTTCTGTTCATATCATATCCTAGTTATTCTTTAGTACTCTGATGTACCAACCTGTAACGGTTACGGTAGCCCCTGTTGTATCAGCTCTTGCAAGGAGTCTTGCTGGGTTATTGAGCGTCGCAGTGCTGCCTATGTACATACTTAAGTAACCGCCTAGTTGGTAAGTGCCTGCTGTCTTGTAGTTAACTGGAGACTTCACAGTAAGCTGGTAAGGGGAAGCTCCGACTTGAGCCTCAAGATTTATATCAATGCCTGTGTTAGCTGTAGTTGTTGTAACAGCTATATCAGCTCTGATATCTATTGTGTCACCTACTTCGATAATTCCGCCAGCATTAAACAAGAACTGATCAGTTGTTGTGTCCCATATATCACCGACACCTGCTAAAGCAAAGGAGTCTGTTGTGTTCGTACCTAACCCATCGTTGGTTAATTGGTACTGTGTACCTGCTACTGTGAGGGCAATAGGTGATCCTGTAGTGGCCGTATCTTCGTAGTCCCACCAACCTTGAGTTACGGTGCCGGGGACATTAGCGCCTGTCATGGCTGTCCATACACCTGAGTTAGAACCATCAGCTACGTACACCATACCTGATGTAGCTGAAACAATTCCCTTAGGTTCATGCAGCTGTGAATCGGGTAATACTCTATGTTCTGTCATTACGACCTCTTGAAATATTAGATAATAAAAAAGGGGGAAGGGAAATCTCCCAACCCCCTTCTTGTTTAACTATATCTAAACAATATTAGATAGAGTAAGTTACAACCAGCGTACCCTTACCAGCGGTAGGAGTAGTGATGGTAGCTTCTACAGTGATATATAAATCTTCTGTAGTTACGGCACCGATCTGAGCACCAGCGCCAGTGTTAACTGTGCCTGTAGCCAGAGTGCTAGTAGTATGTAGACCGTCTTTATCTTCAACTACACCGTCTGCACCCATTGTACCAATCTCAACTGCATGAGAGAAAGTTACTTCTGGAGTGTAAACAGATGAGATGATAGCCGCACCCGAAGGGATAGCAGCGTTATCACCCTGAACCGCTGCACCAGTGGCAGGAAGGTTAGAGTAGTCTACATCAATACGCAGTTCTTTCAAAGTCCCTAAGGTATGAACCGAACCAGCGTTGCTTTGAACACCATCTGAAGTACCGAAAGGTACTTTCAAACCGTCCTCATTTAACCAAGTGTTTGCGCGAGCCATTATTTATCTCCTATTACGCGATAGCTGTTGGGCTAGTTAATACAGTTACCAGATTTTCTGGACGGTATAAAGCTAAACCAAAAGATTGTGTTAACTGATGATACTCAGTCTCAACATCTTCATCTCTCCAGCTAGTGAAGCGAGGAGCACGACCCATTGCACCGATGAAAGGACTTGCATCACCACCAAATGACATGAAGATATTAGACTTGAAGCCAGTAATATCAGCAGCAGTTGGAGCAGTACCTTTATAGTCGGTAAGAGTAGCTTCGTCAGCGTCGATATCAGCTAAGAAATCTGATACATACACATCGAAACCGTAGATGTTACGAGAGAAACGTAAACCAGTTCCATCCATCATGCCAGTCTCAACAAGACCTTCCCAACGGGGGTTGTTAGAGATGTCAACGATGTTAGATTTAACGTTCAAGTTGTGCTCTGTCAAAGGATCAACAATAGCAATCAAGTTAGTCATAGGCGCAGCTGCTTTACGCAGTGAAGTCTTGGCGTATGAGAAGTCTTGAAGAGTTAAAGAATCCTGTGGAGCTGAAGTGCCGTCACCGCCACCGATGATACGGTGCTTGTAACCGTTAATTTCATTTGCACTGTCAAGAGTCTGATCATTAGCTAATTCTAAGATCTTAGTCTCCATGTACACATCCATAGCACGCTTCATCTTAGCAGGGGTAGCTGCTAGAACTTGGTTAGCTTGGAAAGATGTTTCGAAGAAGTGATCAGAGAACGCGACTTTCAAACCTTTGAACTCGTCGATCTTGAACTTGAACTGACCTGTATCCATACGACGCTCTGGAAGAGACTTATGCTCAAACCAGTTATCAACTTCTAACTCACCAATAGAGTTGATAAGCAATTCAGTACGCATGCTGTCAGCTGGAATATCACCGATAAAGTTTACCCACTGCTGCGCCATAGTTGGCTCAAGCTGTAGATCTTTAAACATATTACGGAAGATTTCACTTCGCTGTAAGTGGGAAGAACCCCATGAACTATCAATACTCATTTAAAATTTCCTTTTATTTGGATAAACAAACTTCACGAAACTTCTTCTGAACCGCTGGACTGAAATAAGTCTTAGGATCTTCTCGACGAAGCTTAGCATAGTAGGCAAGCTTATCATCTCTAGTTTCGTTTACGTCATTATAGCCTGTGTTTGTGCCGTGTGTAGGTGTAAAACCTGCGGCAGCTTGTTGCGAAGGGTTAACTCCGGCCATACGGTATACAACTTTAGGAGACTTACGTGCAAGCTCAAGCATGTCATCAAAAGTGATGCCATTCTCTTCAGCTATTCGTGCAACAGTTTCGTCAACCTTATCTTTACCGTACAGTTTAGTGAGTTGGGCTGAGACTTCTTTGAAGTTTGACTCTGCTTTTTGTGCAGCTGTCTGCTCTGCCATCACTCCGGGGAGTACACCCCTCATTACGCTCTTTAGAGTATCTTCATCAAGGGCTGTATCTTGATTACTTTTATTGCTGTCCTTAATTCGTTCAAGCGCCTCTTCAACTGTAGACATTTTGCTAAGCTTCTCGTCGATAGCGGCTAACTTTTCTCGGAGAGTTTGGTTCTCGGACTCAATCGTAGAGATATGAGTATCCTTATCACCAATACGCTTTTGCATTACTTCCATCTGCTGTTGAAGTTTACTTCCCAAATCAGATTCTGCCAATGTCGCACGGTCTGCTTGTTGTTCAGTTGTCTGAGCGGTTGTTCCTAAGTTCTCTTGGTCAGAGTTAAATGTGTTGGTCATTGTGATTCCTATTTATATTCCATAAAAAGATTTAAAACATCACGGATTGCTCTGCGGTAGCCACGATTGTCTGCTTGGTACTCGCTCCAGTTGAAGTTTAAATATGATGCAGGGCTCTCAGCTTCTTTAAGCTTTGTGTCCAGCATTTTTTCTAGCCTGTCGGCAACTGCACGTAGTAAAGTAGGTGCAGCTTTGAAGCTTTCCTCTACTCTGCTACGTTCATGAGGTGTTAATCCTCTAGTTAAGGAATCACTTAACCTCAAATTTCTATTAGATTTCGTCATCTTCGGATAATCCTGTAGGGTCTATCATCTGTCTTTCAGCTAGGGAGTTCTGCGCTACAGACTCACGGCTTGCCGCTTCCAATCTCTCTGGTATACGCCCATACTCTTGGAATAAATCCTCGAAGTCTAGAAGCTCTGCCCAAAGTTTAGCCAATTTAGTGGCTGGGAAGTGTTGCGCTACCTCTGGATCTGCCATACCTGTCTGATAGAACGTTGCCAGCTGTTGTGTAACCCTTTGTTTTCTTGCGTACTCCCTTGCACCTACTGGAATAACCTTACCGTTAGACACTAAGTCTTCTCTAGTTATCCTAACAAACTCTTCAACACCAAAGTCATCATCAATAACAGAAATGATATCTGATGTGTGAAGGTTTTCTACAGCTGATTCAAGTTCTCCATTAACAATATCTTCTAAGAACTTGGAGAAGATTGTAGTCTGATACTCAAAGCCTCTGTTAGCTGCGTTAGTTAGTGTGTTAACTTCAAACGCTGTCTTCTCACCGGGGCTTCTGATACCTAATGCTTCTCTAGGGGCATTAGCGTAGACTTCCATAGCTTCTTCAAGCTCTCTAATCTGGAAGTCTGCATTAAGTATCGTAGTTTCAGGGGCTAAGTACTGCACATTGCCGTTCTCAGTTACGTAGTAATGAGTGGCTGCACCTTGTTTCTGTATCTCTACGTCGCCATATATAACAATATCTGGGTCTAGCATGTTGTCTAAAGCATCAGCTTTAGCATTCTCTAGATGGTTAATACGATATTGTAAACCTACTAGGTTATCTAGTGGGCCATAACCCCACAGATTGTCAGGGCGTTGTTTCCATACAGCTTGGTAGATGTTAGGACGACCTGTAAAAGTATTCAGAGGTTGCTTACGTAGTACGTGAACACCATCTGCAACTGTGATTACATAATTCTTTAATAGTTGTTTAGTCTGCGGATCATATATATCTCCATAGAACTCATACAACTTAGTGTGTCCTGATCTGTAGTAGTCGCTTGAGTCTCCGAAACCATCTGGAACAAACGAAGCGTTCTTCTCTTGATCAGTCTCTCCAGTCTCCATACCTAGACGATCTTCTTCCATCATCTTAAGAACTCTAGGATCGTAGCCCAGAGAAGGATTTTCTTCCATCGCTATCTTAAGTTCCCCTATAGTTGTACGACTACGTACAATCTTAGGAGACTCCTCGAATGAAGATGCCTTAGCGTTCATCACAATGTCGTATGGAGAGATTCTGTAAGGACGTGGGCCTATGTACGCTGGGACTTTATCACCTGTCAGAGGGTTCGTGGAGTACTCTGTGACGTACTCTATCCCTGCGAAGGCATTCCCGTATAAGATCCAATCGTTAATGAGATCTCTAATAACACTTCTGAAACCTGACAAGTTATGCTTAGTGTTCAGATAAGCTAATGCCGATTCCTTCTTTTGCTTAGTGCTCGACTCATCATCATAGCCATAGAACTCAAGCCAATCGCGATGCGGGAACAAAGAAAAGTCAGTATTAACCAGAAGATTACTATAAATATTATAAAGCTTAGGACGATGCGTGGTATTAGACCACGGCAACTTTTGATTAGTTGTGTCTTTAGTCGATGTAGCAAAGACATAGTTCTTAACCTCCGTCCAACGAGACTCAGCTATGAACTTGGAACTCTTCCATTGCGTCCACAAGTTAAATATATTACCTGCTAAGTTACCGTCTGATGACAGAGCGTTCCTTAGATCAGCTGTGTTAGCTCCAGTTGTTGCCATGATTATCTGCATCTCCCGCCAAATCTAGCGTCTGTGATTACTTTATGTTCTGTATCTAAGAACTGTCTTTGTTTCATTGGGGGCTTAGCATCTTCAAGAGCCATAGCCAGAGCATCTGCTAAGTCGTCATGAGGTGGGCGTTCGAGTATAAGTTCTTCCTCAAGGATAGAAGTCAGACCATCTCTTCTATGGAAGATTGACTTCAGTTCGTACTTGGGATTAACTACTGCGTACTGCCGCAATGCCTTTGACTTAGCACCAACACCTGTGTTAGACTTGTGGATAACAGACAGTATACCTCCAGCTTCTCTGGACATACGCTCTATCTCATTAGCTACAAGCTTACCACCTGCGTTAGTCTCTATCTTAATCTTTCTAAAGTGCCACTTGTTTGCAAGAGCTGATATAGAATCGAAGTACACTACAAAGCTGCTTGTCTTAAATCTGTCAAGATCAAGTACATAGTAGTAACCGTCTTCATCAACACCTATAACAGCTATAGCTGTATAGTCAGCTCTCTTCCCTCCTGACTCAGAGGAGTCTGTCCATGCTACGTCCATCGCCGCATATACATTAAGCCTCTTACCTTTGTAAGTAATCTGGCCTAAGGTATTACCTATGTGCTTAATGTCGTAGTATTGGAACAGTGAACGGTCTAGGATGTTTGTTGTTTCATCGTTAGGGTCATTGTAGTACTGTGCGTAGAACTGTGCCTGCTCCCCTTTAGAGAAGTAATCAGCTCTTATAATCTCAAGCTGTTGCACATCGAAGCCGTACCAATTACCATCAAGAGAAGACAAAGCTCTAGGCCACAGGAATACACCAGTGCCATCTCTCTCGTCTTCTACAACTTCCTCCATGATTTCCCATAGAGGTCTCTCTTCAACAAACTTCCTAGCTGTCTCATCCCACAGCCCGTACTTGGCCTCCATCATATCGCTGTATGCGTCTTGTGGATGATACCGAGTACCGACTGCTTTAATGTACCCACCTGCGTTAAGGATGGATGTACATTGGGATAATGACTTGCTAACTTCGAGCCTACCAACCTCAGTGTAAGCGTTGCGTGGAACAACTACGTCATCAAAGACTAAGCTGTCACAGTGTAGACCTACGAAGTTAGACTTAACCGTCTTGGCTATGATAGTGTGGTCACGGATACCCCGACGCTTACGCTCAGGATGATCTACGTTAAAGCTATAAGCTGACCACTGTTCTCTATCACCTTCCCTTGTGTTAATCATATCAGGCCACAATCTCTTGTAAGCCTCTGATGTCATCATATTCTTAATAGCGTACAGCTGATCCTTTGCAAGATCTTCACCAGCTGATAAGTAAACTATTGTTGTCCAAGGTTTCTTGGTTATCTCCCATGCACACCATGTAGCTATGCAGTGGGACTTCAAGTGGCCACGAGGAAGTAAAAGTAATTGGCGTTTACTTGCGTCTGGGTTAGACAGCCATCTAAATACTTTCTCGTGTATATCGCCGTAGACATAGTTAGGATTTACTATCCTTGCAAATGTCCACAAGTCATCTTCACATAGAGCCTTGAGCTGAGCCTTAGTAAGTCTCTTCTTCTCAGGCTCTCTGTCAGTTCTAAGAGCGTTAATCTCTTCCTCGTTCAGTCTTTCGGAAGTCATCTTAAATCCTTAATCTCTTATGCTGACAACATTCAGCCTCATGGCAGCGTCACTTAAGAAGTCATTCTCTTCTACCGCTTTAGCTGCTTCCTTAGTAACTTCGTCTTTCTTAAACCTACCACGCTTAGTCTCCTTCTCAGGTCTTGACATATCCCACAGCTTACGGGCTGCACTAACATCCCCTTCACTAGCTGCAAGCATCAGAGTCTTCTTAGCATTAGACTCATCTCGCATACGTAGATCTTCTCTCCAAGCTTCGATGCCTCGGTGCTCTCTATAACCTTCAGAGAACCACTTGGTAGAGCATAGCTGTTGCCATGTTGGTAAGTTACCTAAGTGATTAGTTGCGAAGTCATACTCGTCTATAGACTCCATGAACAGCTTATACAGAGACTTATAAGTTTTACCACCACGTTCTATATCTTGTTCACACAGACAGAACTTAGGCTTGTACTTAACTCTGTCAGCTACTCCAAGGAGTTCATAGAATAAATGTTTTGTGTTTATCATAGATACCTTACACAAGTCCTGTGACTTTCATATTTCTGTATAGCCCATTGACCGTAAACTTATTAGCTGTATTGACAAGTGTTTGCGTATAATCTACGTCCCCGAGCTTAAGAGCTCTATTAAGAGCTGCATCAGCGCTGTCTATAGTTGCTACAACAGAAGGTGTCTCGTTTATTCCACACAATAAAGACGTGCCATCATACACAATCTTAACCTCGTTAAAGGAATCCTTAAGGAAGTCTGGATTGTATATTGAATACACGTTAACTCCGTTAACTATAAGACCCATCCCGTAAAGAGATGTTACTGGGTCTCTCATCTCTACCAAAGTAAAACCATTAGCCCCGTCAGCCCCAGTAGAGAAAGACATTATGGGAGCGCTGAAGTTAGCAGAGTAACCTTTATTCTGGTTAGACCACTCAAAAGATAAGGAGAAGTACGGGGTCATAGGTTGAGCTGTTGAATGCAAACCTGCGCCAGTTGTTGTAGGGGAACGAATCTCAAGCCAATCAGAAGAACCGTTGCTAATTATAGTTATAGTCCCAAACTTGAAGAGATCCCCCCAAGCTCCGGTATTAACATAAGGGTCGATAGAATCTGCGAAATTATTCTCCCACAGCACTTGCCCTATCTCTATGTTGTACCCTCCAGCACCGTCGTCGGTAACTATACAATTATTACCTGCGGATATAGATCTTACGTAGTTATTATTCTTATTCAAGAACTCTGTGGATATCTGATTGTAGTCTATCTCTGACATAAGATTACTCTATTACGATAGTATAAGTTTCACCGGAGACTAAAAGATCTGTAGTGTTATCGTAAGTCCCCCCTCCGTCCTCCCATTCTATAAGAAGATAGTTATCTCCAGAAGAATTAGTTCCAGTGGAGGTGATGTCTGAAGATGCTACAGTATACACTTTAGCCCCTATAGTAATATCTGTTATTGCCGTAGGGCTCATAGATGGCAGACCTGTAGGGCTTGTTACTTCTATTCTAAAATTCTTAATAGAGAAAGGGCCGCCCCCGTACAGAGTTCCTAGCACGTCTATAGTGTAAGATACCCCAGAATGGATAAGAGTATTGCTTGGGGCTATTGTTCCTACTGTTGTGCCTATACTGCTCCCATCCCCGGTAGAGTAACCAGAGAAAGCACTATCATCGCCAGCGACAATGCTACCACTAAATAAAGAAGATGGAGGTAGAACTATTTCACCAACATGGACTGTAATATTACCAATGCCGTCATCAACAAAGAATATGTTATCAGCTGTTGTACCAAGGCTCTTAATATGCGGAGTAGAGATAGGTATGTAAGTCTCCCGTAACTGGTTATCTTTTACCTTAGTTGTCATTTATTACTCCGGTAAGTTTGGGGGCAGTTATAGTTAAGTTACCATTACCATCGTCAACTATTGTGAAGGTTGAAGATGTGACTGAGATAGTTATAACATCTCCAACCTTTGCAAGGTCTGGTCTTATCTGGTTGTCATCAACAAGTGTAGTCATATACAACCTACGTCTTAATAAAGTAAGGGAAAGCTATGTTAATAGGGCGGGTCTCTGTGCCGCCTGTTGGAGCCGTGTCGTAATTAGAATTAGTTCCTGCGGTTGCACTGTATCCCCATGCAGTTGTGTTACTACCGCCCCCATCGTACTGCTCAAATATGGCATAGTTACCATGGGAGTGAGACTCAAGTTCATCACTCTGAACAGTTCCAATAACACGGTTAGGGTCTGCGCCGCCGGGGGTTGGATTCAAACATCTGACAAAATACCCCATCATGTTAGGTGTATTGAATGTTGTAGAACCGTCCCCTACTCCGTAGGTAGTGCCTATCAGAGCAAAGAGTCTGCTGTAAGTAGTACGACTAGCTTGTCGTCCATCGCAATGAAGCCAACCAGCTTTAGGTGTATTGTCTACAAACGGTACAATAGCGCCAGTGAAGAACATAGCATTGTCGTCACCGCCTGAACCTCCATTCTCATCTAACCAAGCTGTTGATACGTCAGTAGTCGCAGATGCTATATCTGCTTTCATTGTATCGAGTTGATCGTTCAACTGTACAGCTCCTGATAGGTCAGAAGGGGTATACGTGATATTAGCAGCGTCTGCAAGATCAATCAGAGTTAAGTCCACACCATCTAAATAATCTTTAAGAGAGGTAGTACTAGCTCCTGAAGTATGAGATACTGCATTACTGTCTGTAACTGTGTTAGTAGTTGTGTCGTTAGCTCTCACAGTAATCATATCTGTAGAAACTAAAGGAGGTGTCACTGTAATCTGAGTAGTACTGTCTTCTGTAAAATCAACACCTGTCGTCTGTGTTAGGCCATTACGAATAACTACCACATTGTTTACACCGGGGATGTAAGTCATAGTGGTTAGGGTTACTACAGTTTGCCCTGAGGAGAAACCTGTTTGATTTTCAGTTCGTTGAACTACAAAGCCTGTACCTGCATCAGCTATTGCCAAAGCAACAGCGATATCCACAGCATTCTGGATAGCTACACCGACACTGCCGCTTGAGATAGAATCTACAATAGCATCTCTAAGCTGGCGCATCGTAGCGCCATCAGAATCTTCTATACCATCAGCTTGGTTAATGACACGGAAGTTACCCATGTCTAACTCAATCTCCATAGCATTATCAAGATTGCCTGTACGATCCAATGCTTTGTTTAAGGCTTCTTCAACAAGGGTGTTGTTAGCTGTATGAGAGGAAGCTGAAAGGAAGCCACTCTGTATATCTCGTAGGGTTGCTTTTACACCCATATTAAAAATTCCTCCAGTCTGTAGGGGACAGTCCTTTGAAGCCTGCTGCTTTCTGAGCCTTAGCTTCTAATTCATTAAATGCTTCATCATCTTCTGATGTAACTTGTCTATAGTAAGCTTTTGCTAGTTCATTAAATTGATTACTATCTAACCCCGTTTGCTGCTTAAAGAACTCAATAGCACTCTGATTAAAATAGAAGTACTCGTTAATCAATGCTGGATCAAACAATCTTGGGTTCATAGCTTCAACTGTTAGTGAAGTTAAGCTGGGTCTTATAACCACAGAGCCTGATTGTATACTTGGAGAACTCACTAACGATGTTAGCTGAGTAACCGCTGCTTGTATTATATCACCTGTTAGTAAGGAAGGTAAGTACGTAGACAATGTTAAAGATGTTAATACAGGGGTAACAAATTGTTCATAAGGTATAGCGGGTTCATTAACTGAACTGACTAAGCTCACTAAGCTAGGGTTGATAACGTACAACAAGTATGCTGTTATATCTGGAACACTTACTGTTAAGCTTGTAAGTGCTGGTGATATAAGTGTAACAGCCGCTAGGCTAGGATTACTTATAAGTAAGCTTAAGCTTAATAGCTCTGGGCTTATTGTTACAGCTCCGGGGAGTACACTTAAGTTATTCACAGTAGCCGTTAAAGATAGCAACGCTGGGCTTATTGTTGTAAGACCTGAAGGTATTGTTATCTGGTTAACAGCTAGTGCCAGTGCTGTTAAAGCTGGTGATATTGTTACAGCTCCTGCTTGTAAGCTTGGAGACAATACAGATAGAGTCTCTGATACTAGCGCAGGGAGTATAGTAGCTCCTCCGCCAGCTGCAACATAATAATCCGCGCCTAAGCCAAACGTGCTATCACTTGGGCGCGTGTCGCCATCTATGTCATCAGTAAACGTAGCTGATAGGTCGGCAGAGGCTATGCCAAATAAATTTAAGCTTGTATCAGTTAGATGAAAGTCGCCTGCCGTATGATCTGTAAAATATGTGGCGTAGCTGGTTTTGCCTGTCGCTACCGTTGTTCCGGGAGCTGTCGCGTCTGAACTTACGTTATAATCTGTACCAGCTCCAAATGTTCCGCTATAATCGGAGGTCACATTACCAAGAGATACGTTGTTTATTGCGTACAGATTTCCGTTGTTTGCACGGATACCTCCGTCGCAACCGTAAACAGTATTATTGTATACATAGGTATTACCGTAGCTTTGGTAGATACCGTAGCCTGAACTCCCTGTATAACCATAAACAATGTTATTATAAATAAAATTATCAGCTGTTGTACCAGTAGATCCCTGAAATATCCCAAATCGAGGATTTATTTCAATCGGATTAGAATTTTTAATAATATTATTAGATACTGTTATACCATACGTAGGGTTTGTATGCTGTATGCCAGTCTGCTGGTAATTTCCTATACCGACAGCGTCTATTACCACCCCATCAATAGTTGTGTAGTGTTGGCGGATGTCGAACACTGGAGATGTAGCCTCTACCCGCATTGTATAGATATAATTTCCATCACTGTCGCGGGTATCTGCGAACTTACCTTCATGCCTATGCGCTACATTTACAATGATCTTAGGAATTACGCCTGTACCCCACCCGTTGATGGCACAATAGCTTGTGTCTTTTGTTGGGCCTGTCCTTTTACAGTCCGCTATTACTATATCACCCGATGTATAGAGTCCACCTTCTCCGGCTTCCCACAGCCGGAGTGATAAATAATCTGACCCGCCGTTCGGGTCAACCGTCTTAGTAAAAGTAGCCATTACAGATCATCGCTCATATCAACATTCAAAAGATTATCACGCAAATATCCTCTTACCTGCGGCCATGTGTAATCATATTCGCCCGTATAATCTCCCGCTTTGATCACGACACGCCCTAGGCTTTGAAATTTCTGCTTGGCTTTAGTGGGAAGATCAGCACCGCGCAATATCAAGCGACGACGAGCAATGATAGGAGCTTCAGCTTCCGCTCCGGCTCCGTAGTGAGGTTCAAACAATTTCGCAATAATGGGATGATCTGTGGGGATACCGGGAATGCTCAGTATATAAAAACGATCACGTCCGGTTGTTGTTTCTGCGAGGCCGTCGGCGGTGGCCTGCACAGGCATATACTGAGCATACCCACCTTCGTCCTGATTATGATACTTAGTGAACCAGATATCGCACATAGCAAACCCTATATAATGAACTACAGAGATTCATACTCTGACTGTAAACGTTTCTTCTTATCTTGTAAGACTTGAATAGCACGATCAGCCTCTAACTTCTCTGCCATAAGTTTCTTCTTCTTCAGATCTCGGTAGACTGTCTTTACCAAATCTATAATAAGCATTATGATATACTCACAATTCCAGAAGCGTTCCAAGAAATAGTAGCGTCCCCACCATTAGGAGTGAAGGGTAACGATGAATCTGAAGTGGAGTCAATGTACACAAGTAGTTGTGATGTACCTTCAACACCAGTGTCTTTATAGACAACTAGAGATTCAACTGTTGCTCCTGTTACACCTGTGATTGTGATATCAGCTGCATTAACAACACCAGCTGTAATTGTCTTACTTGCTAAGTTACCTGATGTAGCTACCCGGGCACCGACCACAATGTCCGATAAGAACGAATCAGTTGCTGGCACTGGTGTATCTGTTCCGTGATCAACCATGACAACCTTAATGTTATCAGTAGACCAATCAATACTTCCTGACCAGAGTGCTTCTAGTCCTGAGTTAAACATTGCGTTTGCCATTTAATAAACCCTTTTAATTAATACTATTGTACACAGCCTATACAGCTGATCTCTACTTTAAATGTAACAGGAGCTGCTGGAGCTGGTGTTACTTCTTCTGGGATATACAGACCTATAGGATCTGAGTAACTTCCAGTAGCTCCGCCATCTGCAACTGTAGCTATCTGAAATACATGAACACCTGAAGACGCCGATGAAACAATGTATTCTAAAGTATCTGCACCGTCAACGTAGATGTCGTCAAGTCTTATATTATCATCCCAACGTTTAATGTAGTAACCATTAATGTCAGTTGATAACAGCTCAGTGTTGTCTGCTCTAAGAACAGGCTTGTCCCATATCAGCTGCACATCAGACTCTGCGAAAACAAAGGTTGAAGCTGTAAGAAGTAAACCCGCTATAATCTTTTTAATCAAGACAAAGCTCCTTGTATATGTTGTAGTGTGTGACTATCTCATCTAGTGTATCCACTGTGAAAGAGTCCCCATCTCTAATCAGAACTATCTGAGCTTTTGCGCAAGGTATCGTTTTTTCCACGCTCACGTAACTCTGAGATGAGCAACTTACGATAATCAGGATCATCGACAGCAGCCCTAGCAGCTTCAGCTTTTGCAACAGCATCCAGTAACTCCTCTCGTTGTTTAAGTTTCTCACCTGACTTACCTTCTCTGATTGAGAAGTAAACCACTACACCAAGTAATGCACCTATCACCAGTAACTCAATCATTACTTATCTTCTTTCTTAGGTTCTGCCTCTTTCTTCTTGAAGAGGTTACGAATCTTATTTAGGATAGTAAGAGCTTTCTCAGCGTACACTTCATCTTTCTTACTCTTAGTTTTCTTAAGAATAGGGATGAGTGCAGCAATGATAGCACCAATAGCTACCAAATAAATATCAGCTGAAGATAGAAAACCTACAGCTTGCTCAATGTATTGTTCCATATTATATCTCCAGCTTAATGTTACTATATGAGGGCGGTGTGAACATTCTTCTCTCTAGTCCTTACGTCCTTGTCTTTCTATACGTTCTTTCGCCCTTTATCTTTTATTACTTAAGTATACGTGTTTTTTAATTAAAAGGTTGCAAAAATATTTTAATTATTTTTGTGAAACTCTCAGCTTCCCTCTTTAGGGATCACTGGCCTTGTTCCTATTATCCCTTATTATCCCCTTACTCCTCCCCTAATGTCCCCTAAGTTCCCCGTGGATTGAGAAAAAGTAGGTCACGGAATTTATTGTAGATATTTTTTAGGGGTTTAAATGCACCCATACGAACCCCCAAACCCCCTGCTCCCCCTCTTTTTATGGCATGGTTGTTGCATGAACATTAATTTTCTGTAATAAATGGTGAATTGGCATGAAAATTGCTTCAAAACCTTCCCTACTATATCCCTTCATCATTGTCAACAATTACCCCCTATTCTAAATGATAATCATTCTCATTTGGATATTTCTATGCATATAGTAGTATATCCTATTCGCTACCTTGTTCTACTCCTTAAAGTGTTACCGTTACCGTAAGTAACGGTAAAATGTTACACACTGTATCAATGTTACCTGTGTAATTATTGATCAATCGTTGTAAGTTATTGATTTATATAGTGTTTTTAAAGTTGGCACGCCATTGGCTATAGTACTAATCAAACAAACTGATAAAAGGTTTTATGCTATGGCTACTACTGCTAAAGTAATTGAAATGTACACAGGGCGGTCTACGTCTGTTGATATAGTTAAAGAAACTAAGTGTTACTATACTGTTGATTTTAACGGTATATGCACAAGGTTTCACAAGAAGACTATGACTAACTGGCAAATGCTGTTGTTAATCATAAACTGACACGAGGTGAAACTATGTTTTACTTAATCGTATTTATACTGCTATCATTGGCGCTCCTTAGTGCCTCGGGGCTCTTTTATTTAATTAGCGTGGTTGAATAGTATGGAATACTTACTAATCTTAAGTATGGCTGGCTTTTTTATTCATGGTGTATACATGATAAGAGAAGACAGGGCACAACAAAAGGCAAGGCTTAACCATGCGTTAAACCAGCGCATCTATAGTGTTGATCTATGGAAACGGGGGGATATATGAGATACTTTATTGAAGGTTTAAAGACTGAATTTGACACGCAGACAGGCAAGCCGGCGCACTTGCATCTTAAGCGCTGGTTTAAGCTAAGACGGTCTATGCTTGCTATGCATGACAAGCTTGTTAAAGCTGGCTATTACGTAGTAGTCACTGAATTTTAAACATTACTAAATGTTAATGATAAGTAGCTTTACATTATAGCCGTTATCCTTTAGAGTAGCGGCTATAGATAAAGCAACTGAATGCATGAGTTGGCATTTAACGCAGCACGATTCTAAGCGGGTAGCTTTATTGGGGCAATGGAATTGCACCACCTATCTTTCGAGTATAGGCGCGCCTTTAAGTGGGCTATTAATAACCTTGTTTGCACTTAGTGTGCAAGGTGGTGGACTGTGTACTTTGTAAGCTATAGAAAAGACGACGATCTTTTTGGGGCACGTTATTGGTCAGAGTACGAGACCAACGGTATATCTTATGGCATTGACTGGGAAACAGGTTTAAGCTGGTCACGCACTAAAGGTTGTACGCCCCAATACTACAGCAGTTTTCAGGCAGTTTATTAAACAGTGCTTGACAATGGATTAAAAGCCGCGTAGTATAGCGGCTAAGGTTGAAAGGATTCAACCAAGGCGACAGGAAGTTACCAAGTCAGGCAAACAAATCGCTTGACAAGGCCGCTAAAGTTTGAGACAATAGCGGCAAGTTAAACAAACAACCAAAAGGTTGTTCACTATGCCTAACGGCATAAACAATTTGAGAGGTGCTTAGCATGGCTAAGGTGAACCAAGCGGCAAGCGCAAAGCGCGCTAGTCAAGGGAAGCAGTATCGTAATGGTAATGTTGGGCCTAATGGGCAGTATTACTCACACTATGACCAAGGGTACGATGCGTATTTTTCACGCACTAAATATAGCCAAGCTTGGCACCCGCACAAGCAACAAGGGTGGCGTGCTGCAAGGGATAGCGATATCCTATTACTTAAACAGTTTGTCACTGCTAAGGCTAGCCAGTCTGTAATGGATAGACTAAACGAAATGCTTGAATTGAAGGCGGCGTAGTGTTACACTGTGTAACCTGTTAGCATTAAGAAAGATTGGCAGTGCTTATTAACTTCTGTCTTGCACGACCATAATGATTGAGCTTGTGCTCACAGGTGGTACGGCAAGCTCGGGTGAGTGAATTGCATAATGCCTGATCAGCAGCTCGTAAGGGTGCAGTGAATGTGGGCTTAATTTGTTTGCAGTCATACCAATGCGAAGGTATGTTACGTGCTTACTGCTTGCAGACACGGCCAAGGTATAGGTAATGCCGTTAAATCCGGGCCGGTGGCAGAGCCTGTGCAAAAAACGATAAACGGGTTTGCCAGTCTTTCTTAATGCCAATAGGTTACACACTGTAACATTTTAAAAGAGGTGTATTATGGATATGATCAGCTGTAATATTTGCGGGATAGTCGTAGATAAACATAAGCTACCATTCACGAAAGATGACGCTCCTCCCGATCACTACCAGCTAGGGCAGCATTGGGTGTATGGTAAGGGGCTGGGCAGAATGGTAAAAATAGCACCTTGCCCGTGCTGCAAGTGGGCTATACAGCAGGAAGGGGAGGGCTAGGTTATATCTGAATGCATAGCACACTGGCGGGGCAGAACCACTTGGTGGATTGAATCTGATGATCCAGATGAGTGGACAAGCTATCGTATTGACTGGGAAAAAGGGCAGCTCGAAACGACGCATGTTATAAGCGACGATGAATGGGCTAGTACATTAACTGATATATTTTAACGAGGTGCTGTGATGTGTGAACATCCGTTACTGATAGTTTTGATTGTCCTATTAACGACAGGTATTGGCTTGTATTTTATATGCAAGTGGATATTTATGCGAGACTTGGACATTGACATGCAAGATTTGAGAGAAGATCTCTCGGATACGTAGCCAGCCGACGGTATACAGGCGGGGCGCTGCAACTGTGGGCAGTGCTAAACTTTAAATAAAGAAGGTGAATAACTATGAATGTTAAACATGCATTAGGTGTAGCTCTAGCTGTGGCAGCTGTTGGCAGTGGGGGTCTCTACTTGTTACAAGATAGCAAGACAGGTGAACTACTGCCTGACACGCCAGCAAGCGAAGTGCAAACTGAACATCAAGACTCAGGCACACCAACACTGGAGCACAAAAGCACCGGGGAACTGCTACCTGAACAGGCAGACGCTGGTACTGTATTGCCCATTCATGCCGATACAGGGGAACCGATAACACCAAAACCTGAATAGGTTTTGCATGATGCGCACTGTTACACTGTGTAACCTTGACTGGCTTAACAAGTAGCAGTGTGTATCTGCAAGCCCTGTGTAATAAGACATAGGCAGGTGAATACGTTGTACTTATGAGGTGTAGCGTACGCCATGTGGCTAAGACCCACCTTGGTTTGTAGTAACCACGATGAATAAAGCCAGTGCGCAATCACTGTAAAAACTAGAACGCTGGCAGTGTGCAACATAATGCACATTAGAAACTTAGTGTGTATTACCCGCACACTGCTGGCATACAATCTAAAAATATGTACAGGAGTATGCTATCATGGCAACTGTAACACGATACATGACGCACTATTGTAGTGCAGCCGACGGATATATTGAGTTGGTAAGTAGAGCAAAAGGTCTGGCCGACGAATTGTTTTACGGGCTGAAAAGCCAAGCAAAAGAAGTAGACAAAGCTAACTTGTTAGCGGAGTATGACAAGGCGATGATTGACGTGGAAAGCGCGCGCCTTGAAGTTGTAAAAGAATTGTACAATGACGAAGCCATGACGATGGCTAAAGTTCCGGGCTGGAAATCTCGGAAGTCTGAACTGCGACGCGGTATTAAAGCAGGTGTTGATCCAACAAAGTACGAGTCTTTCAGTTCATATCGAAAGGCAGTAGATAAAGCAACGGGTGGTAATGCTGTTGGAACCAGCAACCTAGTGAAAGCACCGACTGACAACGGTGGAAGCAATGCGAGTGGTGGTGGCGCGCCAGATAATAAAGGGACTAGCACACCCTTAGCAGTAGTTAACAGCGGCCTTGACAAAGCCGTGCAAGATAAGCTTAACCTATTGGCTAAGCACTTAATGAAACTTGACACTGCTCAACAGTTGAAAGTATTGGCTGACTGTGACGGTCAGATTCACAAGCTGGCTAAGGTAGGGGGGCGTTTGGCTAACGTGAAGCGCGCCACCGCGTGACACCTTGGCCTATGTTACACACTGTAACCTTAACCATTAACTGTTAACAGTTACACAGTGTAACCTTTTGATCCTTCAACACTAAGGGTATGTCGGAACGCCCACTGTATAAGTAGTCCGGTAAAACAGGATAACTGATAGCACGGTAGATTCTAGTAATCTTGCAAGGCCGTGCTGTCTTCCTAAAAAGTAGCAGGTTACACTGTGTAACAGGTTACAAAGTAAACAAGTCATAAACGCCTATTGAAATATAGGTAAGGCCGTGATCTCTACGGTTTCAACCATCACTCACAAGCTTAATGTTAGGTAGTAGATACCTAATAAGGATAATGTGTTATGTCTGATCATACTTTAGCCAACAGCGCAGACTATGTACTGGCGCTCGGAGCATACGAAAAACAAGTCATACTTGAACTTGATAAACTACAGGCATCATGGGGAGCGAGTATTTATAAAGATAAATACGGCGCACGAATACTCTTTCATATTATAACCGACTCTTGGGAGCGCAAGCGAACCGTAGAAGATTGCGTGCTTGCTCTGAACATCACAAGTCTATTGTTATTCCGAGGTATTGTGCCCTCGAACGATGCAATAGCAATCCTAATCCAACAAAACAAAACCCAAAACAACTGGCTATCCGAGAGGCACTAGCCCATGATGAGTGACACGCAGACTGGAAAGATGCAACGAATACACATAGCATAAACTTAATGCGCGTGTATGGTAGGTTTTATTTGTCGTCGTTTGCGACTATCATGCACGATATGTTCAGGGTACGACTGAACTGTGGACTAGACATGATGAAAGGTATTGCATCAGAGCGCTGGCATCTGTTGGGTATAAAATTGTTGGGAGAAAACTGATTAAAAATATAGGTGATAGGTTACACAGTGTAACAACGGGTGGGCTTATCACCGACTGATCATTAACCGTTCTCTTGTAATAGAATGGGGATATGCTGAGTCTCTATTCTATTGCAAGAGGACTAAACATAAGAGGAATCTTGCAATGAAAACTAAGGATAAGAAGCTCCGTAATAAGCGGCGCAAGTCCTTAGCTAGATACGGCATCGAGTGGAAGCCAGATGAGAAGGGCTATCAAAAAGCCCACGCTTATCGTAAGGCTGACACTATCAACACGCCGTTAAAAGAATCAGCTAAGGCAATGTCATCAGTCTTTCAACACACGTATCAGGATCATCCAGTTCCTGAACTGTCGAGAAAGGAACAGCGTAAACGCGCTGAAGTTGTGTCTATAAAACAGGCACCGAAGTTACACAGTGTAACCGACCCAGCAAGGGCATCCCCTGAAGAGTTGGCTGCACAGATAGCTGCACTGGAGCGCATCGTCGATGCCGCTACCAGCGATAAAGAACGTGAGTTTGTCGGGCCTCCAAAACCTGAGCTATCTTTAGTACCGTCTGTTAAAAAGGTCGAGGCCATTGGTAAGGCTACACCTGAACAGCCTGTGCCCTCACGTACATCAGCCAACGACTTGAAGTTACACAGTGTAACCGTGGATAACGGGGACTACACATACGAGGAGTTAGCAGAGCTTATAGATCTTAAGGATCTTGAGCTTATGGAAACAAAAGTTGGGTATGAGAATCGCATCGAGTACCTGAGCAACCAAGTCAACGAGCTTAACAAAGCTCTGTATGATCTTGATCGTGGTAAGGATGTTGCCGAGTTCTTAGAGGCACACACCACAGATTCAGAAGATAAGATGCGTAAGCGTATTGTCTATCTGAATCAACAGCACATCAACTCAGAGAATGCTTTGTTCAAAGCAAGGCAGGAGGTACGGCAGTTACGTAGCCAGCTGGAAGATGTGAAGCGTTTCAACAACGCCCTTGTCTTGCAAAAGAATAAGAACGATGTTGAAACAGGGTACGGGTATGATCGTACCCAAGTTCTTGAAATGGTAGATGATCTTAATTACTTCCGTCAAGAGAACACAGAACAGCGTAAAGAAATAGAGCAACTCATGTACCAAGTTGATTTACTCAACGGACTGCGTGGGAAGCCTGCGAGTAATGTCGGCCAGACCAGTTTAAAAACACTCGCAAATCAGTTTAACATCTATATGTCGCAGCATAGGGATGATCCAATCCGTAATTTCCTACGGAGAAGTAACTATAGTATCGGCCAAGCTGGTGCTCTGCGTAATTACTTTGATAAGGAATGTGATACCCGCGTACTATTGTCAGAGGAACGTAATGTCTTCCGGCACTGGTCTAAGCGTGAGTATAAGAAGTTAAGATGGTCAGTCCGTACTCGTAACGAGATCCGTGCTATCCGTCAGATCGGTGTGAACATGCAGCGATACCGTAAGGTAGAGATACCTGATCAGCATTGCAAAGTGTTCGCTAAGTTACACAGTGTAACCGACGTTGGTGCGTCCAACGTATACGATGTAAGGCTTCGACCATTGGCGAGTAGCATTGATGCTGATGCTTATTGTAAAGTGTGGTCGGAGTTTAAAGCAGTAACACCGCGTTGTGAGTACGAACAACAGCGTGAACAAGAACGTAAAGAAGCTGTGTTAGCTTCAGTTAAAGGTAGTCCTGTATTCAAGGTGGTCAAGGCTGCGTTGGTAACAGGTCGAGCTGTTAAGTCTGTGTTAAACTACGAGCTTAGCAGCAAGAAACGTAATGAGTCTGTGCGTATAGCTATGCTTGAAGCTAAGCGTATGGAAGAAGAGGCAAGCAGTATCAAGCGGATGAGGGAAGAAGAGTTCGAGCAATCTATTAACAAGGAGGTGTTGCGTCGTAGAATGCTCGGACTCCCTGACCATGTGTAACACCCCTACGACGCACTGTGAGCCTCTGTAAGCAACGTCAACATAACACGGTAGGTTAGTATATGTTTAGTACAATCGTTTGGCACAGAACAAAGGAACCCGGTTCTCGTAACGATGATGAACCTCCGTAACACAACATCCTTGTGATGTAGTAATGTAAGTGTGCCTCCTATCCTAGGCGGGAGGTTACACAGTGTAACAATCAGTAAACACCCAACGTGTTAGGCCGCAATGCGGGTATCGGGTTGAGGATACAGTGACCAGCTGTATCTGGTGTAAGTAATACCCAAGGTATGTGTGCTACCTGCCGACGCCACTCGGCTACTAAAGCACAGATGATACAACCTGCACCGTAAGGTGGATACATGGTGTGTAATAAGTGTGTAACCCACACACCTGACAGCTAAGCAACTAAGCTTATCTCAACCTGTTAGGATAGCACACCTTGGTTACGTAGCAAACGTATGCCAATGCTCTTTAACAAATAGGACAGTCACAGTACGTAATACAACCCGTTCAATTCTTTTTTGATACATCGGGAGGTGTATTATGTTTAGACAAATAATTTCTAGTGGTGATCTTCTTCAGTTACAACCTAGTTGGTTTGGGTTTGGTGGTTGGAAAGGTCATCGTAATCTCTCTGAAGAGGTACGTCTATTAGAGGGGCACGTGGAGAAAGCAAGGGCCAAGTATCTAGACCTAGCACATAAGCATGTGATAGCGTCAACGAATGTAGCTGAGAAGCTAGAGACTTTGCAGATCCTTTTGCTTGAGAACTCGGACGCTTACTTTGAAGTTAGTGTGGATAACTCCATACTTGAGAAGAGAGAAGGTGTTAAGTATAACTTCAGTCGTGGTAACGGCGGCAACAACAACAAGCAAGGACAAGCTTCCTCGAACAAGGACAAGCAAGGTAGTAGTAACGAAGGCAACAATAAGCAGGGTAATAACAACGGCGGTGGGAATAACAAACAAAAAGTATTCTCTATCTCAGACCTGCTTGGCGCTAAGTTAGTCTTGCATTAAGTTTAGTGGTAGGCTGGTGTGCTAGTACATGCAGGCTCATTAGTAGCGGCAAGGGTGAAAGCTTGTTGGCGAACGAGACTTGGAAAGGACAGCCTTCCCTGTTACACACTGTAACTTTAGTTAATAACCTATAAGGCATTCATCTCATGTGGTCAAGCGTTATGCGTTTAGGGCCACTCCCTTAAGGGTATCAGTGGTGAGCTGACGTGGGAATAATGAATGTCTTATGCGGTATTAACTACATAGGAGGATACCAATATGGATGATATATACTCTATTGTCCACCCAAACAGGGATACCAGTTGGGTATCTCGTGTAGATGGGGTAACTGGGGAGAGAGAAGATATGTTCAGGGATCTTGACATTACCTTCGATCAAGCCATTGAAATAGTAACAGCCCTATACGAAGCACAAGAGCGCATGAAGCAAAGTCTCTTGGCTGAGATGAGGGATTTCTTAAACAGACGGGAGTTAAACTATGTCAGAGCAAGATATGAAAGCGGCACGGATAGTGTTAGCAATCAAAGCGTTTCTGATGGCAATGTGGATAGTGCTACGTGACATTATAAATTGGACACTTAAAGCTATCGCTATTGTCGTAGGGGGTGCGGTTATCTTAGCCGCAACAGGGTTATCTTATCAGCTGTACAACAGTACCACTGTTGATGCTAATGTAAAGTTCACACCAATACCTATCACAGCTAAACCGTGATCAGACTGTAGCCCATCCGTGCGGTGGGTTATGGTGTGCTCACTTAAGACCTGCATATTAGTCGCGTTCATCTTGCGGCAGGCAGTGAGACCTTACATCTAATGTAGATGTAAGCGTGTGATTATAGTAACCACACACGTTAATGATACAGGTTCTAAAAGGTACTGTAGTATGTGATGACCCTTGTCCCTACATGATAAGGTAATCAAGGTTACACAGTGTAACATCAACACACATAGGAGTATTAACTTATGGAACTTCCAGTGTGGTTGCTGTGGTGTATATCATTCTTAATCGCCACGATGCCACTTGTTATATTACCTATAGCTATGAAGGTGGATAAGGTACGCCCTACGAAGCGACGTGCAAAACCAGTTGAGTTCACAACGCTGGTTGCTTGCGATGGGTTCATAGTTATGGAGCTAGATGATGAGGAGTTGTTAGGTCTCGCAAGGATCTTAGCAGCTGAACAAATGAGAATACATTGGGGAAAGGATATCGACTGTATCTATTAAGGCCGACTGCCTCTCCTACTCTTAACTGTGGGTGTGCAGCTTCGGCCGTCAGTCGGACAGTTACTTTCCCGTTAGGGAAATCCGTAACCTTCAGGTTACACAGTGTAATCAAACTTCATTCATCAATAAAGGTAATGCGTATGATGGACGATTCAGGTTTAACCAACCAAGAGTTGTTTGATTCCCAAGCGTGTTGGACACCAACACAAATTCAAATGTTAATGGACTTCCACAATCTGTGGTCGAAGTATTATGATGAAGCTAAGGCCGGGCGTATGTCTGCTTCATACTATAAGGAAATCAAAGAGTTGTCTGACGAGTACATGGTAGCTTACACAGAGCCTAAGTACCGAGCAGGGTTGCAAGGAGTTGGTACACCAGCTACCTTACACTAAGATCGTACTGTGACTGTCCGTAGTTAAAGAGCAGGTGGGAGGTTGAGACCCACCTCACCAATAGAACTCCTTCATCGTGAGTCTGAGTCTAATAATTTACCAATCAACTAAAATTGTAGGAGGTTATTATGACTACAAATAAACGAAACGATCTGAAAAAGAACGCTGAGGTTACTGAAGAGGGCATCAAAGCCCGAGGTGATCCAGTAAAAGGAAAGCAACAACTGATCTCTGTGAAGAGTACGCCTATCGGTACACTGAAGAAGCGAATTCTAACAGGGTGTTTGACAATCTCTGGCACAGCTAACGCTGTTGGCTTAGCCTCTGATTGGACGCCTGACATGGTGCATGTAGCGTACCCACTAGCTGCTGTAGTCCTGTTAGGTTTGTTCTTAATCTATATCACGAAGATGGAGTAACGTATGTACATAGGATTCATTAACGTACATCCGATAACCCTACCGTTAGGAAATGAGATCGCACATTCCATTAGTGTGCTGTATCATCATTTGGTTATCATGTATACGCTGTCAATCAAACCAGATATTATTAAGCTGATCGAAGTAGCTGACATGCTTTGAGTACGCTGGCTCAGACACTGGTTACACAGTGTAACCACCAGTAGCAGTTAGCAATAGCTGCCACTGCGGTTGCATTGTGCAATGATTGAGAGTTCTATGTCACCAAGAGTTCCCAGAATTATTTATATTTATTTTGGGAACTTTTTAACTCTTCAGCACGTATAGTAAACTATACAGGAGAGAACTATATGGTTTATAAAGATTACTTAAAACTATATAACAAATACAGACCTAAGTTAATTAAGTTATTTAATAATAAGGTCAAAGACCTAGATCTATCAGAGGATCTAGCGCAAGATACACTGACAAGAGTGTATGCTAAGATGGATACTTACAATGATAAGTATGCCATGTCTACATGGATATACTCCATAGCATTCAACATCCTAGCTGATCACTTCCGTTCAGCTTCAAGATCTCCTTCACTCAGCTTCTGCAAAGAGGTGTATGACAACGAACATACAGAGTCTACAGATTCCCCAGAGAATATAGCCATTGCTAATGAGCAAGAAGCTAAGTACGACACCATCCTAAACAAACTAAACAAAGATTACTTAGAAGCTTACACGCTTAAAGATATAACTGGCATGAGCTATGAAGAGATTTCTTCTCAGCTTAACGTTCCGATCAACACGATTAAGTCTCGTGTTAAGCGCGCGCGTGATCAGTTAGCTAAGGAGTTATCCTAATAATAAATCGTTGAATAAAACTTAAGCTCGCAACAGGTAATGCTGTCGGGCTTTTTTATTGCCCGAAACTTTTACCTCTACGCGCACGTACAATACAGTACAATCAAAGTCACACTGTGTAACCGGAGGTAGTATGAAAGATATCAACATGCACAGCAAGAGCTTCCTCAACGATAGCCTTGAAGAGTTCGGCACTGTAGCTTGGCATGTGCAGGTAGCATCTCATCAGTTCGATAGAGATGACGACTGTAAACATATCCCACGTAACGCAAACTTACATATCACAGACTGTCATGACGACATACACCTGTGCTTCTATCACCGCAGTAAGGAAGACTACAAAGAACGCCTTGCTAAGTTAGATACCCTCATCAACGAACTTAAATCATTCCGTTCAGCTATGGTTAAGATGAATAGCTACGGCCCCATGATGGAGAAACATCCTGATGTCATCAATCAACGAACTCAAGAAAAATCATAAGTATATATACAGCAGCCACACATCTAAGAACTGTAGTAACTGTCACTACCATACACATGAGGAACAGTACAAGGGTGTTGAAGGTATGTCTGCTGATCTGTGTGTATTACCTAGAGAACTTAGTGATCACAGTCCTGTGATCCTCATAACAACTGATGGAGTGTGTGATTCCTATGAGTAAAGTTCTTATATGCGGTAGCCGTACATGCACAGAGGATGTAGATAAACATCTCGCCCTGTGGTCTGAGTTAGAAAGTTTGTTGTGTGACTGGCA